GCAAGCTGGAGGATTATGACGACCTGCGCGTATCGGTTATCGCGCGAAGCGACGACATGGGCTTGGATGAAGGGGACCGTATCCTGCGCCTGCGAACTTTCGTGATCGACGTGGCCTACCAGCAGCACTTGACGCAGACTGAGGCAGCGGCCGAGGAGGACGAGATCGACGCGCACGAGGCGGCCGTGGAATCCCTGATGGACGCCCTTGATCCGGCGGCGTTGCCCGGCGTGGGCGGCGCGCGGATCGTGGGCCTGACCCGCTACGCCAGCGACGAGGCCCCCTATTCGATGAAGCACCTGGCGGAAATGCGGCTCTTTACGGCGGTCGTGAAGGTGACCCTGGAAGAATATCGGGAGGCCGCCTGATGATCGGCATGAAAATCGACGCAGTGAAGGGGCTCTTCTTCGACAAGCCGGCCGTGATCGGCGCGATGGAGCGGGCCACGGTCCGCGTGTTCAACCGGTTCGGGGCCTACGTGCGCCTGACGGCGCGGCGGAGCATCCGCAAGATCGGCAAGAAGGGAAAGGCGTCGCTGCCCGGGCAGCCGCCCAAGAGCCGCACGGGCCTCCTGCGCGAACACATTTACTACGTCTACGACAAAAATACGCGGTCGGTGGTGATCGGGGCCGCGCTGCTGAATCGGTCCACGTGGGCGCAGAAGACGCTGGAGGGCGGCGGGACGATCCGCCAGAAGAATCCGCGGCGGAGATTCCGCAAGATCGGCGACGGCGGCGAAATCCGGGTGAACGAGGGCAAGCCGTCGCGCACGATGAAGTTGGCGGAGGAGAGCGAGGTCAACTATACGTTGCTGACCATACAGGCCCAGGCCGACCGCGCCAACCGCCTCAACGAAGAGTTGTACGGCCCGGCCGAGCTCGTCTGGACGATTGCGCCCCGGCCCTACATGGCGCCGGCCTTCGAGACAGCGAAAGAAAAGCTCCCGTCGTTGTGGGAGAACGCGATAAGTAAAACCTGAATGCAAAAGGAGCCCGAACATGGGAGTCAATTACGGCCTCGACGCCAAACTGTACCGCGGCACTGCGGGCGCGACCGCCTCGTCGGAGGTCACAAACGTCCGCGACCTGAACTATGATTCCGAGTGGCAGGACGAGGATATCTCGACCCGGGGCTCGCTCTTCGAGTTGTCGGGCGCCACGATGCTGAAGGTCGGGATCAACTGGGAAATGATCGCCAATGACGCGGATGCGGACCTGGCCGCGATCCGCGGTGCGCACGAGATCAAGACCGTCCTGGCGTTCAAGATCGTGGACAAGGCCAGCGGCAAAGGCATCGACGCCGATTTCCTCGTGATGAAGTGCGCCCGCAAGCAGGGCCTCAAGGGCGTCATCACCTACGACGTGTCGATCAAGCCAACTTACGTCACCCGGTATCCGGCCCACTGCTGAGTCACAACTGAAGGAGCTTTAGCATGGCGGTCACACTCAAGGCAATCGCGGCCGGCAACACCAACGTTGCCGCCAAGTGGGAGGAATTGCCGGGGACTTCCGCCCCAAACAAAAACGCCACGGTTTCGGCGACCGGCAGCAGCAAGACCATTCTGCTGACCGGCGATCGGCACCTGGAGTTCACGGTCGGGGTGACGTTCTGGCTGAAGGATAACGTCAATGACCTGGACTGCACGGTCGTCAGCTCCTCCTTCGTCAGCCCGAACACCGTCATCATCGTGAGCACCGTGATTGCGGACGGCACGGCCGGCAACGCCTTGCTGCACCGCGTGCCCGTGGCGACAGACAACGCCGACCTCAACGCCTGCGCAATGGTCCAGGTGGGCGCGTTGACGCTGGCGAGCCTCGTGGACGTGGCGACGGGCGGGTCGCTCGATCTTACGGGGGCGTTTACCTGCCCGCTCGTCACCGACGCGGCGTTGACGTGTTCATCGGCCAGCGTGGTGATCACGACGGGCACAGCCCCGAACGGAATTCTCAACAGCACGGCGGGGAACGGCCTGGACTTGGCGGCTGGGGCCGACGTCATTCTAACGGGCGATGTTATCAATAGCGGCGCCGGCAAGGGTATCTACTTCTCCGCTGGACGGATCACCGCCTGGATCGGCAACAGCATCAACAGCGACGCCGGCTACGGCGTCTACTTCAACGCCGATGGAAGGATCGTCACCTGGACGGGCAACAGTACGAACAGTGGCGCCGGCTACGGCGTCTACTTCAACGCTGGTGGATTGATCGAAGTCTGGAATCTCACCGGTCCGACGACCGGCAACAGCAACGACGCCACGACGGGACTCGGCACCATCACCAATGTCGTCCTCTCGTCGCCCACCGCCTCGATGGTGTGGGGCGCAACCGATCTGGCGCCGTTGAGCATCAGTAACCTCGACGACTTGTTCCAAGTTTTCCGCATTGGCGGGTGAGGGAGTCAACCAAATGAACATGGGCGCAATCACCAAAGTCACCGTAACGGCGGCGAGCAACTCGCTGGCCGACCTGGCCGTGACCGTCGATCCGCAGTTGCGGCGGATCGCGCTGCTGCCCGTGGGCGAAGTCCGCTGGGCGCTCCGCGGCGCCGCGTCGGGCACGTCGCCCGTGATTCCCGCGGGCGGGATCGACTTCCCCATGGACGCCGCCAACGCCGCGCTGTTGCGCTTCTACGCAACGGACGTGCTCCTGACCGTTCTCCAATTCGTGTGAACCGCTTCCAGTCCCCAATCCTTAATCCTTAATCCCTCAAATACAGGAACCTATCATGGCCGACGCCACAATCGCCTTAAGCGCCCGCATCGCCGGGCTCAATCTGGGTGCGTATACCCTGCTGACATCAGATGGTGTGGCCGTGGCCACCCCTACGCCGCCCAAGGCCGCGGCCGGCGTGCTGACCACGCGGACCGACAATGATACCGGCGTCGTGACCGCCGCCGGCCACGGGCTGACGACCGACGATACCGCCATGCTCACGTGGATCGACCCGACGGACGGCGTAACGCGGAAGCACCGCTACGACGTGGACATCACCGCCGTCAACGGCGCCGCGGTGTCCGTTGACATAGGGGCCGGCGACAACCTGCCCGCCGCGCAAACGGTCGTGAACATCGCGCTTCAGGTCGAGGCGAACGTCGTATTCGACCCCGACGACCTGCTCGTGCTGGCCATCACCGCCAACGTCCGCGGCGTGATCGTGCTGGTCGACGTGGACGACGGCATAGCCCTTGCGCTCGACTTGCCCGCCGGCGCGATGGCGTTTTGGTCGGCCAACAGCGGGCTGACGCGGCCGGTGACGAACAAGGTCATTGATCGCGTGCGCGTGGGCGCCGGCGATGTCGCCAACGACTTCCTGCCGGTCGTCGCCACCCTGTACGACGCCACCCCGTAGGAGGTTCACAAGAAGAAGAGGGATTGGGGATTAGGGATTAGGTCCTCGCCCTTCGCCGTCATCTTTCGTCCAATCCCCAATCCCCAATCCCCAAGACCCCCAATGCACGCTTTCAGCGACACGACCGGCCGCCAGTGGGACCTTTCGCTCACTATTGGCGCCGCAAAGCGCGTCAAGGGCCTGCTCAACGTGGACCTTTTGGACCTGGCCGGCGGCAATCCGCCGCTGATCACCCGGCTGCACACTGACGCGATGCTGCTGGTTGACGTGATCTTCGCCCTGCTGAAGCCGCAGGCCGACGCCGCGGGAATCACCGCCGAGCAATTCGGCGAGGCCCTGGGCGGCGACGCGGCGTGGAACGCTTATCAGGCCTTCGCGGCGGAGCTCGAGGATTTTTTCCGCCAGTTCCACCGCCCGGACCTGGAACGGACGGTGGCCATCAACCGGAGGCTGATGGAGACGAAGCCGGAGAAGGCGGTCCAGTACGTCCAGCGGGCGGCGGCCGCGGCGGAGCAGACGACGGAGGCGAATCTGGAGGAAGCGCTCGCGGACATCGAAGCGGCGGGCCGCGGGCCGACCTCTGGCAACGGGTTTACGAACTTGCCGGAATCATCGGGCTGATCCCCGATCCGCTAACCTTGCGGGAATTGCTGGCGATGGTCGCCGGGCGGCGCAAAGAGGCGTGGAACCATACGGCCCACCTGCTGGCCAAAATGCACAACCTTCAGCAGATCAGCGAGGAGGGACTGTTGCGCCCGCTCGACTTCCACCCGTATCGTGATGATGAGGAGGAGGCGCCCGAACCGCCGCAGCGTGAGAAAGGCAGTGTGGCGGCCCTGGCGACATTGCTCGTCGGCACGCCGCCGCCCAATCCCTAATCCCTAATCCCCAATCCTATGGCCGCTGAATCCTCAGTCCGAGCGGGCAAGGCGTTCGTCGAGTTGTTCGCCGACGACAGCCAGCTCGTGCGCGGGATGCGGGCCGCGGAAGCGAAGCTCAAGGCGTTCGGGTCCGCCGTGGCCAGCATGGGCAAGAAGATGATGCTCGGCGGCGCGGGGATCGTGGGTTCGCTCTTCGGGGCATCGAAGGTCTACGCCGACACGGGCAGCGCAATCAAGGACATGGCCGATCGCACGGGCATGGGCGCGATTGCGATCCAGGAATTGGCGTTTGCGGCCGAGCAGTCGGGGAGCGATATAGGGGCCCTGGAGATCGGCGTCAAGAAGATGCAGAAGGCGATCACAGACGCCGGCCAGGGGGCGCAGGGTCCGGTTGACGCCCTGGCCGATCTGGGCCTCTCCGCCCGGGAGCTTGCCGGCCTGGCCCCCGATCAACAACTTGCCCTGATCGGCAGCCGCCTAAATGAAATCCAAGACCCGGCCCAGCGCACCGCCCTGGCAATAGAACTGTTGGGCAAGTCGGGCACCATGCTCCTGCCGATGTTCGAGAACCTGGACGAAATGCGGGCCAAGTTCGCCAAGTCGGGCATGGGCATGACTGCCGAACAAGTCGCGGCAGCGGAGGCTTACGGCGATACGCTCAACGAATTGAGCAAGGCATTCAAGTCGATCGTCGTGGCCGTGGGCGCAGCGGTCGGCCCGATGCTCAAGGACTTTTCCGAATGGGCCATCCAGGCGGCCAGTTCGGTCAAACAGTGGATCGGCGAAAACGGCGCCCTGCTCACGGGCCTGCTGAAGCTCGGCGCATTCCTGCTGGTCGGCGGCGCGGCGCTGATTGCTTTCGGCAAGGCGTTCGTCGGATTGTCGGCGGCAATCCACGTGGCGCGGATCGCCATGACCTTTTTCGCCGCCCATCCGGCCGTGGCTGCGCTGATGGCCGTGGGCCTGGTCGTCGGGGCGATCGTGGCGGCCACGCGAATCTCCGCGGGACCTCCCAAGCCGGAGACAGAGGCGGATACATCAGCAGCAACAGCAGCGACAAAAGGGCAAGAGCAGCGACGCGAGGAGCAGGCGCACATGGCGCGTCTGGAGGAACTCTCTAACCTCGGCAAATTAAACAACGCCGAGATGCAAGAGGCGGCCGGAATAATCGCTTTGCTGACTAATCGTTATGGCAAGTTGGGCATGAGCATCGACAAGACCACGGGCACACTCAAGGGATTTGCTAAGGCCCAGACCAATCTAAAGAGTGCCCAGTTCGCAAAAGCCATAGAAGAAGCGGAGAAGGAACTCTATAGCGCTATGGCCAATTTCGAGTTGGCGCGCGAGAGATACGACGCCGCAACCGGTGCGATGATCGAACCGCGCTTTGGGCGATTGCAGGAGGCGCGAAATGCACTGCGAGCCGTCAAAATAAGATTGTCGGATCTGCGGGAAGGTCGAGAAGAAGCATTGACCGGCGAAAAGGAAGCCGATCGGCTCAGGGCGGCCTCCGCCGCGCAGCGCAAGGCGGCCGAGGCCGAACTGAAAGAGCGGGAGCGGGTCGCCGGCGGCAACGAAGCCCTCCAGATGGACCTGCACCACCTCAAGATCGAACAAATCAAGGATGAATACAAACGCGAGCGGCAGTCAATCGAGGCCACCTATGATGAGAAGCGGCGGGCCGCCGAGAAGGCCGGCCTGGACCTTGAACTTGTGGAAATGGCCCGCCGCGAACGATTGGCGCTGCTGGACCGCAAGCGCGACGAGAAAGCCGCCGAGGAAAAAAAGCGATTGGCCAAGACCCGCGGGCAGACCGAGGTTGACCTGCAAGACGAGATCGACCGCCTGAAGATCGACACCGACGAGACGTTGACGCCGGCGGAAAAGGCCCGGCAGCAAATGAAACTGAAGCACGAGAAAGAGCGCCGCGAAATGCGAAAGGCGATGGCGGCTGGTGAGGCGGACTGGGGCACAGAAATGAAGCTGGAGGAGCGGCAGGCTTGGGAACGCCGTCAACAGGAGCTGGGCTTGAACACCCCCGCCGCGCTCCGGCAATCGGTGGTTGGCACCTTCAGCGGGGCGATGGCCGGCCGCATCGGCGTGGGCCTCCAGGAGCGGGCCACCAAGGGCATCGAGCAAATCGTCAGGAACACCAAGAATCTTCCAGGACTAAAACCGGCGGCCGCGCCGGCGTTTGGATAATCACATGGCCGGATCAATCGCCGAGGCATTCGTTTCCCGCAAGTCTACCGACGGCGACGAACCGTCGGCCGAACTCCAGTTCACGATCAAGGACACCTTCGACGATAGCGAGGCCCGGCTGTTGCTGCTGGGCGCGGCCCCGACGTTCTGGTATGTCGGCGGCAAGAAGCTCGTGCAAAAACAGCGCAGTGTCGACGAGAAGGGCGGCGGGATCTGGCACGGGACCGTCACCTACGGCCGCAAGAAGAAGGACAAGGAGACCGG